GGATGTTGGCACTCCGGGCGCTCTACACGATAACGAGTCTCAGTAATCTTGGCCAGCATCTCCTCATCGTGCAGAGCAGCACCAGGGAACTTCTCAAGGTACTCTTGAGGAGTCATCTGGTGCTGCTTCTGCAAATGAGAATTTGTGATCATCTTGAGACTCTTGCCGCACACCTTGCATTTCAACATTTGACCTCCTAGTGATGGGTTTCTTCATTATGCGGCCCAAATCACTAGGAGGTCAAGTACCCTACAGAATCATAACGATTCTAGAGGGTTCCAATGTTTACCATCCTCAAGAATTTCAAGGGGGCAAACAAAATGGGGGTGCCGTACAGCAAAATCATCCAGCGATATGCTGGTGCAAGCACCGCAAGGTCCAGACGCATCATGGGAGCAAGCTGCCGGAACGTGACAACGTTCGGGGTCAGCTCACCCAGGTACGCGATGGACGTGAATGGCAGCAGGAAGTTCAGGTCAACGAGGGCCGCAGGCGAAACGCCAGCGCCCTGGTTGGTACAAGCCACCTGAAGAACCAGGCTGTAGCTCGCCATCGCAGCCGGAACCGGAGTAGCAGCCGCCATGGCGATCGTCCGATAGATTCGGAAGTACTCCGTCGGGAAGGCACCGATCACCGCCGCGTTGGTCAGCGTGACGTCGATCTGCCCACCTGCGAGTCGCTGCGCCGCCGTCAACACGACATTCGCCGCCATCACGGGAGATGGAGTCGACTCACCGAACCGATTGCAGGCAGTGTAAACGTACGCGTACTCAGTGTTCCCGGCAGCCGGGGCGTTCTTGGTGAAGTCACCGTTACCGGTGGCATTGAGAGCGCCGGTCGCCTGCTGGGGCTGCGCCGGAGCGTTCGCGTGGGTTGCCGCCGCCGGAGGTGCTGGCAGCGGACGAAGGAAGATGTCCGGGTTGAACTCGATGACTCCCGCCTGGGTCGCTATCGTATTGATCGCCTGCCCGATTTGGCCATTGACCGGCGCGGGCAGCTGGATGCGCTCGCGCGGGTACATGGTCTTCACGAGATCGGAGAGCTGCCGGGTGCCCAAAAACAAGTCCGTCGGGTAACCGAAGTTCTCGATGATCGTGTTCGTGGCCTCCTCGATGTCGGCCTCCTGGAGCGGCTGCCCCTGGAGATCAAGAAACGAGGTAGCATCGATGAGGGAGTCCATGCCGTCCCACTGCTCGGCCTCACCGTCGAACGCCAACGAGCTGTCGCCCTGGAAGAGCGCCGTTTCAACGCGCTCCAGCAGCCACAGGATGCCGTTCTGGTTCTCCAGGGCGATGATGTCGCCGTGGGCGGGATGCACCAACGTAGCCGGATGGGTCACTTCGCGAGTCGTCCCGAGGAACTTCACGAGCTGGGTGCGTCTGGCGTAGCTCGTGTCCGTCGCAGTTGGCAGCTCGCCTTCCTGGGTGAACGCAAACTGAGTGGCACCGTACGAAGTGAGCTGATTGTACTCCTCGACAGTGGAGTACGCAGGGGACTTTGGAATCTTCTTCCAAAGCTTGATGTGATGGTTGGTGTACGTGACAACCTTGAGGCTCGCCTCAAGACTCTCGACTCGCAGCGCCGACCCACCAGTCTGGTTCACCACCTGGTAACCAGCCTCAAGGGCCTTCGCCAACTCTTGTACGTCAGTTGCGGGGGCGGTGCCGAAGCCGTTCAGCCCCTCGTAATGACGCAAACCGATTTGACCACCGAACATAATGATCTCCTTTCCGCGCCTGGGGGCTTACTGCTTGCCCGCTTGGATGTGTTTGACAACGCGTTCCTGGATGTCAGGTCGAAGTTCACCAGTCATGTCGAACTTGCTGACTTCCAGCGCGTTGAGATCGCCCTTGATGACCATGTCGGTCATCGCGTCAGTGATCTGGCTCTTGGAGAGCTGCTCACCACCGGGGGCACCCGAGAAACCCTTCTGCATGTACTGCTGACCGCCCTGACCTTGGATGACCTGCAGCTGGCTCCGAGGAGGACCAACCGGCTGCTCGCCCTGCTGGATGGTCTGCTCGATGTTGCCCGCCACACCGTGACCGATGTTGACGATGGCATCGGCGAGACTCTTGTTGAAGTCGCCCTGCTCATCGAAGCGACCATCCATGTACGTCCCGACCTGCGCCAGGATGTGGTTGGTTGCCGTAACGACCTGGTCAGTCAGGCCCTTCTCGATCTGATCCATCTTGCTGCCGAACGCCTTGGCGAACTCGGCCAAGAAGGTGGAGACCTCGATACCTTGCTGGACAGTGGGACTCGACTGAGCCATGTGCTCCAGCGACTTACCGAACATCTTCTCCTTGGCGTACTCCTCCTTATCGTCATCGTCGTCCTTGGCCTTGGCGACCTCACGACCCTCGCCCTTTGAACCCGGAGTCGGATTCCGACCCTCGACCTCTTGACCCTCACCCTTGGAGATGCTGGCCTCGATGTCGCCCTTCAGGATTGCCAGCTCCTCGGGAGCCAGTGGCATGCCCTTGAGGGCCTTCTCTGCGATGGCCTTGCGAGCAGGATGGTAGTCTGTACCGTCCTTGCCGATGCTGTCGTCCCAGCCGTCGCCCACATCCTTCTTCGTCCCGCCTGCCCACGAAGTGCGTTCGCTATCACCCGAAGTATGAAACAACTGCGCCTTGTTCACGTCGTCACCTGCATCCCGGCCTGCAAGGGCTTCAAGTTTCCCCAGAGACTTGAAGAAATCCTCGCCAGGAATGGTGACCTTACCTTCTGCGGCCATGGTCTTTCCTCCTAGTTGTGTTGACCTTTGAAATTCATTTCGAAAACAGCCTCGGCCACAACAGCAGCATCGGGACGAGCCAATCCTCGAAACTCGCACAGCAGATCGACACACTCGTCGAACTGCAATGATTTATTTGCCCAACCTTGATCTTTAGCGGCGCCCTCCAGACTTTCGGGGGGAGGCAGACTGCTGACGGTCAGAGCCTTGGATTCGTCGTCCTCACCACAAGAGCACTGTTTGGTGTCAGTATCCTTCTTGAGGTCCATCTTCTCTTCATCGATAGAAAGTCCGCCTGCCAAGACCTTGTTCATATTTTGAGCGTCAGCCTTCACACAGGACTTGTCACAACGAGACTTATAGACAGGAGAAATCTGACGGGGCGACACATAGAAGCAGCCAGAGTCATCACAGAAATATTCATCTGGCAGAGCGGCAAGGGACTTAACCACATCAATCCACGTGTCCGTATTGATCGGAGCTGCTGTGATGGCAACGTCCTGAATCCAGCACTTCATGATCCTTCGCCCAGCACGTCGAGTAACCTTGCCTTGGATGGAAAAGCCCAGCTTGCGATCTGCCTGGGATGCCTCCAACGCGTTCGCCAACTCCCAGATAGAGTCAGCGATACGGTGGTTATTGAACAGGAAACCCCGTGTCCACAATCCCTGGCCCGACACCTTGCATTCAATTGGCTGACCGACCTTGTTTTCGAAGCCTGGCTTATGATCGTTGTTGTAGTAGCCATACTTGAGGAAGTATGAGAAATCGATCCCGTGCTGCTCAACCACTTCCTTCTGCAGATCTTCAGCGGGAGTAGACGCAAGGCCCTGGATGATACGCTTCTTACCCTTGTCCTTGGGATCGGCCTTGGCGATCTCCATTGGGAGCCAAAAGTTGAAGTCCTCATCTTTGGTGAAATCAATCATTTTGGCCCTGAAAACACAAAAAGGAGATTGGCCCGAAGCCAACCTCCCTTTCTGGAGTCATTGTATGTTTGATCTGGTTACGTGTGTGAAAGTACTTAGTCTAGACTACGAAGTCAAGCGTTTTTTCAAGTAGCAAAACCAAGATATGGACCCCATTTCCAGCTAGTCTAGAAAAACCAACAACTTAGGTACCGAGTTTCCGCACAAACAAACGTGGATTCCCAGACTTGGTCAACATATCCGTTTCGTCCAAAAGGAGCGGAGCAGGCAGTTCCATACCGCACCCCTTGCAGATGGCAATCGCCTGCTTTCCTCTGAAAATGAGGATTTTAGATCGAATCTTTGTCGTGCCACCCGTAGACTTGACGAGTACTTCCCCACACTGACAAACTAATACGTGATCAATCATCACGCCTCTGCCTGCTGAGCGGGCTCTTCATCGTCATCCAATGCATCGGGTAAATGAGTAGTCCCGGGCGCATTGATCTTGGCTGATTCCTTATCATCAACGTGAGATTGCTGCGCCAGAGCATTCCAGTGAACATGGTGTTCATGTAGTGGATATTCGTGAAGCCACTGACTGAACAACTCTTCCTCTGCGGTGCGCTCTGGCTTGTCAGAGAGCACCTGCCAGGTATGAGCCTTGATCATCTGAGGTCTATCCTTTGTAAGCTTGACCTTCTCGATGAATTTCGCCATCGGAATGGCGCTGATGGCTCCGAAGAACCCAGGCTTGTCATACTGCTTCCGGTAAGCAGTTTCTGCCTCCTTCGCAGAATCCCAGCCTAGCATTGTCTTGTCTTCATCAAATTTGGTGAAGTCAGGAGCCTTCATCTGATGCACTACAAAAGCTGTCGTCGCTTCAGGATTCGGGCCAAGGTAGACATCAACTTGATCTCCGTCCACACCCAGCGTGCCTCGGATGTAACCGTAGTCCCAGTGCATTTTGGTCTCACCGCTCTGGTTGTTGTGTGGATCATACCAGCTGCGGGTTGAGCCCTTCTTGTTCTCAATTGAGATCGGAAGTCCCTGAAACTCAGTCTTACCTTGAAGCTTGAAGCCCTTCTCTAGCTTATTCTTACCTCTGGAGTGAGGGCAGTGACCCATTGGTTCCTTGCAAATCGGGCACCAGCCTTTGGACTTACCTAGATGGTGACGCTTCGCTGCAGCAGCCAAGAACAGGGCCTCGACTGCGATTGGGTCAACGTTCCTCTCTACATAATGGGGATCGGTACCCGTCAGTTTGGCCACATTTTGCGCAGCCTGCTGACGGACCCCGCGTAGGTTCCGAACCGTGTACTCAGTGTCCTTGCTCTCCACCAGCTTCTGGAACTCACGGGAGAACAACTCTGTGTTGTTGTAGATCTCAATTCCAGAGGGCAGCACACCGAATTGATCTTGCATGAACCTGTTCAGGGTAGTTAAGTCCAGTGCCCGCGTGTTGACCTGAAACACCTTGTCGTTGGATTCCTTGCCCTCCAGTAGCTCCTGCAGGACATTGATCGCTACGTTGTCTAGAACAGACTGATTCGTGGCACTTCCAAGCTGGAAAGTCACCACGTTATTTCGGATCAACACATCCTCCACTTCGAGATTTTGCAAGAACTCAGCAGGCAATTTTGCCTGATCGAGCAGCGCCAG